CGCTGATACCGACAAGCCTGCCTTATCGCCCCACGATACCCTAATCCCCCAAGCTCGCCATGAACACACCCATCAGCTTTACCAGCACGCCAGCCGCTACCCAGCAGCCTGAACACCAAAGCATCAGCTCCGACCCCTTTTTTCCCAGCATCAACCTTGACCACATGCGCCAAGCCATGCGCATTGACAACACCATCACCAGCGAGCGGCTTTTTCAGGCTGCCATTGAAGCCACCATCCACGTTAATCGCCAGCTTGCCACGCTCAAAAAGCATTGCCAGCTCACAGGCAAAGCCACCCTTGCCGAACACGCCCCGCAACAGCAAATCAACGGCATCAGCATTTGGGAACACCGCTACCAACAAGCCATTTACAACTACACGCTCGCCACCCTGAACGACCAATACGCCGACTACGACGCGAGCGGCAAAGCCACCGCCCGCAGCGAAACCAAACAGCACAACGCCGACCAATACCGCCGCAGCGCCCACGCCGCCATTGCCGACATCACAGGCAAACAACGCACCGATGCCGAGCTTATCTAGCCCCCAAAAGGCAGCCTGAAAATGACCAAGCCGACCAACACCTATACCAGCAGGCAGGGCGACACGCTGAGCAAAATCGCCTACGAATACTACGGCAGCAGCACAGGGCAAGTGGAGCGCATCCTTGAAGCCAACCCCAAACTGTGCCAGCAGCCCCCCATTTTGCCAGCGGGCATCATCATCGTTTTGCCCGACAGTGAACCTGCCAGCACACAAACCACCCTGCCCCCTACCCTTAACCTTTGGGATTAACCATGCACCAAGCCAACGATACCAAAACCACACTCATCAACATTGCCGTGATTGTCATCGGCAGCTACCACCTGCCCCTTTCCGTTGCCAGCGGTGCGCTGATTGGTGCCAGCCTGTTTATTGCACGCAAACAAAGCTATCCCGTGTTTCACAAGGCATGGCTATTTATGATTTCCTTTTTCAGCGGCGTGTTTGGCTACGAGAGCACCGATGAGATTATTAACTACATCCTGCCCGACCAGCTCCCGCTGCACATCAACAGCTTTATCGGCGCGTTGCTGGCTGCTGCCTTTGCCGTTGTGCTGATTGAAAAAATCTACGCATGGCTAGACAACCGCCTCAACCCTACCCTAACCCCAAAGGAGCGCGACCATGACCAATCTACAAAATAACGCCATCATCGCCCTAAGCCTTGCCGCCGCCATCAGCCTGTTGCTGTTTGACAGCCGCCATAAAACCCACAAGCCCATTAGTGCGCTGATTGCATGGCTGCTGTTTATCCAAATGAGCGCGATTTTCCTTGCCGTGCTGGCTAAAAGCCAAGCCCTGCTCAACTGGCTACTCATCGCCAACCTTGCCCTGCAAACGGGCAGCATCCTTTACGCACGCGGCAACGTTTCCCGTATCTACCACCCAAAAAAGGCAACCCATGAACAACAGCAACTTTAATCAATTTATTGAGCGCATCCTCAAAACCGAGGGCGGCTACATCAACCACCCCAAAGACCCAGGCGGCGAAACCAACTGGGGCATCACCAAGCGCGTTGCGCAACAAAACGGCTACAACGGCGCGATGCGTGAGCTGACGCGCGAGCAAGCCAAAGCCATTTATTACACCGCCTTTTGGCAACGCTACAACATTGAGCAGTTTCCCAGCGCACTTGCTTACCAATTCCTTGATGCCTGCATCAACCACGGCTACGGCAACGCCGCCCGCATGCTGCAACGCGCCCTGAATGTTGTTGATGACGGGGTAATCGGCAAACAAACCCTAGCCGCCCTTGCCCAACGCAGCGAAAACGACCTGTTGCTACTGTTTAACGCCGAGCGCGCCAATTTCTACACCCGCCTATCCACCTTTGCCACCTTCGGGCGCGGCTGGACAAACCGTGTTGCCGAAAACCTGCGCCAAGCCGCGCAAGACAACACCGACCCCCAAGTGGGCTACATCCCGCCTGATAACGCATAAGGCGTGCGCACAAAAAAGGCAGCCTGAAAAACAAGCTGCCTTATCCGCGACATCACTCCACCACACCCCCAAAGGCAGCCTGAAAATGACCCTGCACACCAAACTCACTCTGCTGTTTAGCCTTGCATGGCTTATCGCCCTTGCCAGCGCAATACACCAAACCCGCCAGCTCAGAGCCACGCAACAACAACGCGATGACCTGACCCAAACGCTCAAAAGCGAGCGCAACAAAACCCAAGCCCTGATTCGCGCCAATGCCCAGCTTAACCAACAACTGCAAAACGCCCAGCAACGCGCCGCGCAGCAGCAAAGCCAAATCAACCGCGCCTTGCAAAACAACCCGCAATGGGCAGCCCAAGCCCTGCCCGCTGATATTCAGAAAGCCCTTAATCCATGAAACCGCCTGCCCTTATCGCACTGCTTATCCTGAGTGCCTGCCAGAGCGTTCCTGCGCCCAGTGCGCCGCTTTGCCCGCAAGTGCCTGAATGCACGCGTCCCAGCCATCCCATCACCACGCAAGGCGAGCTGGTACAAGCCTATCAAGACACGCTTGCCGCCTTTGAGCAATGCCGCATTGCCCGCGACACGCTCGCCGCCTGTATCAACCCCACACAACCCCAATCACAATAAACACAACCATGTCCCGACAAATTGACCAAGCCTGCGAATTGGAGGAGCGCTACCGCCAAGCGGCATTAGACCACCAAGCCAAACAAAACTACCCCCAACGCCCCAGCGCCAGCCATTGCCAAGAATGCAGTGAGCCGATTCCCGAAGCAAGGCGGCAGGCTGCGCAAGGCTGCCAATACTGCATTGAATGCCAAGAAAGATTAGAACATGCAAAAGCCCAATACTTTGCGCGCTGAAATTGAGCAGCAACTGCCCGAGCTGGCGCAAAACCCCGACAAGCTCAGCATGAATATCACGCAGGGCAAAATCATTGCCAACAAAGGCAGCCTGAGCCACACCACCGAATACACGCTGAACATCTTGATTACGGATTTCACCAGCGACATAGAAATCCTAAAAACCACCATTATCCATTGGGCGCAAACCCACCAACCCGACATTCTCGGCGCGGGCAACACGCCCAACCAGCGCACGTTTAATTTTGAAGCCGACATCCTCAGCAATCAAAGCTACGACATTCTGATTGAGCTGCCGCTGACCGAGCGCACGCTGGCGCAGTCTAATGAGCACAACCAAATCACGATTAGCCACCCACGCAACGCCAACCACAGCGACCTGCTGACCGCGCTGGGCACCGCCCACCCTATCCCATAAACCATGACCGAACTAGACCAATACATCTTACAAATTGACCACCTTGTGCAACAGCTTAGCCCCGCGCAAAGTCTGAACCTGATGCGCAAGATAGGCAGCAAAATTCGGCAAAGCAACAAACAGCGCATCAAAGCCAACACCGAACCTGACGGCAACGCCTTTACCCCAAGC